CCACAGGTGGAATTTCTTGTGGTAACATACTATTGTACCATTGATGAAAGCTATCAATACCTTTATATCTTGCAAGAACCTCATCTATAGCAGCATAATCTATTGTTATACCCTGCTGTGCTCTCAATGGCAGTGTCGGCATCAACCACTGAGTTAGAAACTCCATCAACCCTCTAAACTTAGTATCAGGGTTTGTACGTTGTGTTGAATATGGAACTATCTTGAAAATAAAATCATAAAAATCACCAACTCTACCACGATTAGAGAATATTGCTGGTAATTCACCAACTCCAGGCACTTCTTTAACTATAGGAACCCACTGAGTTGGGTCTACCCAAAAACCCCACGCGAGTTTATTTATAATAGAAGTTGTAAACCTGTCAAACCGAGTAAGCTGATTATAAATTATTCGGGTTGCATTTGCCATCAACATTTGTTCTTGCCCAAGTGTAGGAGATTGAGCACTACGTCCAGCAACAATATCAGCATTGCCGCCCTCTTTGGTAAACTCTGTTAACATAAAGTTTACCCAATCAAAATTCTGTGGATTTGCTCCGCCAAAACTCAAACTTTTCAACAACTGTAAATTGTCAACTCGAACAGTAGAACCAGATGGGGCTTTAGCAATTCTTTTGGCGTCCTCCTCGCCGCCAGACTCATAGGCCAATATATCTTTCTGAGCTTCAGCCTGTTCACGCATTTTCTCGATAAGAACATTAACAGTTACATCCTTATCATACCATGACCAAGCGGGTGGAATTGGTATTGGGATACCAGGAAAATGATTATACCCTAAATAGTCATAAGGCCCACCTGGAGGCCCATCCCATTCAACAGTACGAAGAACACGCGGAGCTTTACCATCAGGCATTATAGTTATAATTACATTTTCATCATACAAATAAATATCCATGAATGTAGAATAATCACGTATTGATAAAAGATTCCTATCAAAATTACCTTTAGTTATCTCTTCCGGTGAATAATCTTCATATAAAGTCTGATCTGCTACAATTATGTCTGCATATTTATTACCAAAAAAATCTTTTGCATAATCTGTTGGTAATCTATATATATCACCTTCAATTACAAAACCATCTCGTGTTTTTGCAGAAGCGTCTCCGATATAATTTGTATTATCTATTACCTGTACTTGAGGAGTAGCAATTTTATAAATATTATCTTTATATGGAAGTTCTTTATCATGTACCAATGTAGTTTTAGTTATGCCAGCACTAAACATTGAATTAACAGCACATGGAATCAGTACCGATTCAGCTAATTTTAATTTCTCAAGATAGAAATTCAGTGCTAATTCGGTAGTATAGGCCCAGTGCTTTAAGTTAGGAATCTTTGTTTCTACTGTAACTTGCGGATTTCCCTCAACAAGAAACGGAACAACAGTATCAACTCCTCGCTGGATAAGATTTAATGAGTGGGTACGCTTATAATTTGAATCGTAATATCCAGATGCACGGGCCGAAAGCATCTGTTGGGTATGCTTATATGGTGCTTCGTTTAACTTCTGCCATGCTATAACTAATTTTTGTAGCTTACGAACAAAATTAAGACGCACATCTTTAGTTTTTAGTGGATGCTTATCCATTACCATTTATTCCGAATATAGCTTTTTTCTCTTTCTTTTTCTTCTTGCCAATTTTGATAGCGATGAGCAAATGAATCTTTTGGTGGTTTTCTTTTAGTTAATAGTTCTGCCGGATGTGCCATATTCATTGCCAACACACACAGCCCTATTGCAATAACTCTATCGCCATGAGCATAAGCCGCACCAGTTGTTTCATCTATTGAGTTTGATGCCTTCACGTCTACTCGACTGGGAGTAAACATATAATCCGAAAGCTCATTAACAGCAGCTTCATCATGTAAAACTAAGTATCGATACAATCGTTCATCTTTAAGACTCTCGGATAATGCTGCGTCTAATTGAGAAAGCATATCCATCTTCGAGCCATTTGGCCCAGGCGTGCTTCTCCATCCGCGATATGAGGTACGATTATGTGTTATTGATCGCTCATTACGATTTATATAGCATCGCCCATATCCATATTTAGTAATTCTTTTATCAAATGTATCTCCAGGCCCGTTTGCCTCCCAAATTAAATAAGCATTGCCTAACCACCTACAGGTAGCTATAGCAAGTTCAGCAAAATCACTAACGTCGATATAAGAATTAGCATATAAACCAACAATTTCCTGGGTATTAACATCACATACAGCAAGAACCGAATTAGAGGCTCCTGTGCCGCGACTAATATCACAAGCAACAATAAAATTATGGCTAATATTAGGTTTAAAGTTAGCATCTAATTTACCCCACCAATAAAATAATTTTTCCGGCACTGTCCTGCTAAACTCAATATTTGTAATTTTATCTTTGATTATATCAAACTTAATGTTTCCTTTGTAATCAGGCTCAGTCACATATTTAGCTCTTATTTTATGAATTATTACATCATCAAAGAACTGATCGGCACTCGCTTGAGGTTGCCTTAATATATTTTGAGCAATATCGGCTTTAGATTGGCTTCTTCTTTCCTCTTCGTCAAACCATATAGAACGCATCCTCTCCCAATTTGTTTGTCCTCCGTCAAATTTGAACAAAGAATGATATTTTTTAGGGAGATTATCCTTTTTTATTTTAACAAAAACATTATCTTTAAATTTAGCAGGTACGTACATTAAATGGTTTCCGCGTATTCTAAAATTTCAGGGTAATGTTCTTTATAATAACCAATATCAAGAATTGTTACCTCGCCAGGGTTCTCAGAATAGTATGCCCCGACAGATTTCTCTGGATTATCTTCATAACCTAATGTTACAACCTCAATCTTATTACTTCGTAAAAGTTTTGCATAAGGATGTCCCGCACCGAAGCGGAAATGAGTAGAATTATAAATACAACATTTAGATGTATCACGAATATTATCTATAATATGTCGAGCAGTGGGAGGTTCAATACGTGCTACTTCATCGACAAGAACAGCAACGGCACGGTTTCCTGCACCAAAACTTTCGTTGGTGGCCTCGCCCTCAATCATTGCCCCATTATCAAGATTCTGTAAAAATCTATGTTTCTTTAGGTAACTTATCTTCATCCACGCCGGTAATGTATTGATCGCATACATAATTTTGTGAAACAAACATTGATGAGGGCCAATCAATACACCGTTTTTTATTTCGATAGATTGATCTACCAAATCCTCTTTACGGGAACCAACAAGAAAAGAGGTCAATGGGCTTAATAACCAGTAAATAACAAACATCTTACATATTAGTTCGGTTGCCCCTTCTTTACGACTTTTATCGGCAGCAAGATTATGCTGATTATCTATAGCATCTTTTAATCTCTCTATAAAATAAACCTGTTTTGGTTCCCTTAAAATAAATGGTCGGTTGCGATAGCCTGGTAATGAGTCTGCGTCATAAACCCACAGTGAACTATCGAAAATAATCTGGGGAACAGCAAAACCCATCTCAAGATATGCTTTTTGTGCAGCTTCATCTTTAGCTAAATAAGAATGCAGGTTTTGCCTAAATTCAATATTCTTAACCAAATCTCTTGGTATAGTTTGTGCAAAAGCTTCAGGTGTATTTATTTTACTTAGAACCGACATTTGACTCCTTGCCGTGCTCATCGGGGACAACTATACTTTCTATCTGTTTTTGTCCAGACTCATCCAGTATTTTTCCAGCCAGCTTTTTAATTTGCTCGCTATCTATTTTACCATCAATACTTACATTTAAAGTTTTGTTATCTATCTCGATAGAATGTTTACTACGCCATTCATCATCCCCAATCTGCCTATCCAAGTTACAAAGAATAAACATTAACAGATTATGGTTTGGGGGTTGTTTGTTTTTAAAAGTAGTTATTTCTGTCTTAAGAATATTTCCTTCAGCATCTTTAGTTACCTTAGTTTTAGATGTCTCATATTCATAACCGAGAGACTCTAAAAGACCATTTGAAACTAATCGGCGTTTAATGCTTCTTTTACCATCCTCGCAGGCTTCCTTAAACTCCGGATATTTTCTTTTCCACTCTCCAATTGTCCATTCGCTTACACCCAATAAGTATGCTAAAGATTTTTGCGAGAAATTGGCACCAATTAATCGGGCAGCAGTTTCAGTATATTCCGGTTTGTACTTACTTAAAGGATGAATAATTGGCTCTGAAACTTCTAATTTTATTGAACCAGAATCATTTTTATGTAAATCTTGTTTTCTTGCCATTTAATTTAATAATTACGATAATGGATAATTATAGTGTACACGGCTAACCTCAGTATGATGGGTACAGAACCGCACCTACCTCTTATCCACTATCTTTTAATCTCCTAATCATCTGAACTCTCCTGATTAAGAGGTAATTCAATATAAAACAACATTTCCTGTTTTAGAATCAAAATTAATGTGTTTACAGTCAACTATACCCGATTTGGCATTAATTATTTCCTGATCATCTATTAAAACAACAACACCTTTAAAACCATGTTTCATCTCATTTTCTGTGTTATCTGATTTAATTTCCATAATCTGTCTCCTATCTGAGCAAAGCTCATGTTGGCCGTAGGCCACATAGTTATTCAACAATCGCATTTAATACAATAAATGCTTTACCACAGTCCTTACAGGTATATTTTCTATACATAATATATTCAGGATACTTATCATCAATGTTAATTTCATTGGTAATATCCGCTTTCACTCCAGTAAGTTTCGGCTCTCTAAACTCTAAATTAACATGTTCGCATTTCATTATTCTGTCTCCTATAAATAGACTCTGGTCTCAATTCTTACGCTTTTAATCCTTAAAAGCTAAACAGTTGTATGCTAAATTTTAACGATTATATCAATTATAACAATTACAAGGGTTATTAAGTATATCAGTAAAAGTTTGATATTTATCTAACATTTGTAATTGTTAAATAACTATTATTTCTGTTAAAATATTTAACATA